CGGAAAAACCCTGTTGTCATCACGAGTGCCGATTTGCGGCACTCGGTCAAAATCGCACGGCAACCGTGGGGGCAAGCGGTGTGTTTGCCCCTGTGGACAAGCTCAGGGTTTGGCGTAGCGCTGGGCCACGAAACCTGCGGCGGCGAGAGGCAATCCAGGTCCCCATGCAACAGGTCGCGACATGCGGCTTTGCATGAGCGAATAGGTGCTGTCCGCGTCGGTGTCGTCACACTCGGCGACCAGCTCGTCATGCACCTGAGCGATCACATCCACGCCCAGAGCCATCAGCTCGACCAGTGCATCCACGAGCACGTCACGTGCCACCGCCTGGGTGATATTCTCGACCACCTTGCCGGGCCAGCTTCGCTGCACGACCCAATCGCCGCCATGGGTGCCGCGATAGGTGAACTCCCATTTATCGGTGGTCTGGTTCAGCTCGACATGCGGGTTGCGGTAGACGAGATGGCGACCGGCCGGCAGTTCGATCAGCACGGCGGTGCGGCTGCGTTTGAACACCACCTTGCCCACCCGGATTGCGGACCCCGGCATGCTGCCGGCAACCCGTCGCAATGCCTTGTCGCTCTCCCACCAGAAGTTCACGATGCGCTTGTTGAGACCACGCCACGCCCTCACGGCGTGCTCCGCTTCGTCCAGGTCCATGGTGAGCTGGAAGGTCGCCGCGGTCTCCTGGAAGCGTTTCGCGCCCATACCGAACCCACACGCGAGCACCAGTACCTTGCCCAGCTGCCGGCTGGGGCTGCCGATCGCCTTCGCGGTCTCGGTATAGATGTCATCGCCGCGCGCGAAGCAGTTCAGCGCGTAGCTCTCATCTGCCAGCCACGCTAACACGCGCGCCTCGATCTGCGCGAAATCACAGATCACCAGTTTACGCCCCGGCGGTGCGGTGATGCAGCTGCGGAGGCACGAGGCCACGACACCCATGGCACTGTCCTCGAACAGCGTTTCCAGGTCCGACGTGAGGCACCCGGTCTTCACCAGCTTAACCGCCCGCATCACGTCCTTGATGGACCCTCGGAACAGGTTCTGTGGCTGCAATCGGCGACCCGCCGCGCGACCCGTGCGCGACGCTCCGTAGTACTGGAACGTGCCACGCACGCGGCCGTCCAGGGAGCGGGCAGACCGGATCGCCTCCAGCTTGGCGGTGGACGCCCGTGACGCATCCAGGCGGGCCTGGAGCACCGCCCTGGCAGGCCCCGCGATGGCACTGGATTGCAGGGCGGCCAGCACCGTGATCCGCCGCAGATCGGGCAGCGCAACCCCGACACCGTCGAGCCATGTCCGGATGCGACCAACTTGGTTCGGCGTGTTCACCTGACCGTTGGTCGCGGCGATCACCTGACCGACCGCCATGACCTTCGCCGCAGAGGCATGCGAGGCCAGCTTGGTTACCAGATCCCCGTCCACGTGGATGCCACGCTGATTGATCTGCGCGTCGGTCTCGAACACCCGGCGTTCACGGGGGGACAGGTCAGGGAGTGCCTTGTCCGCCGCGCGTTCGGCCTCCACGTCGTTGACGCAGTAATCGCACAGCCGGTGAAAATGCTCCGGCGAGGTCTCATGCCACCATGTCAGCTCAGGTTCGGTGGTCCTGGGCCGCGCCATGCGCAGCATCAGATCGCGTGCGGAGGTGTCTTTCTGGAAGGGCAGTTTCGCCGCGACGGCCAGCATCTCCAGTGATGCCGGATAGCCGGCGACCAGTGAGCGCGCCATCGTGCAGGACCAGCGCTCCAGGGGGATCTCCGGGAAGCCCAGGGGGACCATCTTGTGGCGCCAGATGTTGAACTCGAAAAGATAATTGTGCGCGACGAAGACCGCGTCTTGCTTGAGCCACACCTCAAATGCGTCGATCCGGCGGTTGGTTGCGTCTTCACAGGTGTCCCACCGCCATGTCTGCACAGGTCCGTCATCCACGGCCCAGCAGAGCACCGTGACCCTCGTGTCAGGGTGCTCTGCGTATGCCTGTGCCCCCGTCTTTTTCAGATCGACGGTGGAGGCGGTCTCCATGTCAAGGACGACACGCATCAGCTCGCAGGTTCTGGCGCAGGTAACGTCAAGGCCGCCGCGCGTTCATCCCGAATACGGATCTGCTTTTGCCGCCAACCTTTTTCCTGGACGGCGCAACACGCGATGTGTGCCTCCACGATGTCACCGTCCACGTCACGCCCGACCCATATCCAGCCTCGGGCTTTGTTGCCGATTGCCAGATACTTCTTCGGGTCCAGCTTCCGACCGTGTCCGTCAAGTGAGTAGTGCGCTTTTTTCAGGTCGTCGAAGTAGACTGCACTGCCGCACATGAGTTCCCGGTGGGTTTCTTCCGACAGCATCTTGCGGATTAACGGCAGAGCTTCTTCGACGCCGCCAACGTCGTGAACCACGCCGGCGTCCTTGAACAGCCGGCGGAACTCGACATAGCCAGAGATGATCAGATGTTCCTTGGCGACCTCATAGACCCGCTGCAACCGGCTGTCCGCTCGGACCTTGCGACGGGTAACACGCTCGCGTGAGACCAGCATTACGACGCTCCTGTGGTGATTGCTTTCAGGTTGACCACCTTGCTTGGGGTGGTCTTGCGAATGGCGAGGCTGGTCCGTCTGGACAACTCGTTCAGGCTGTGATGCAGGTTTCGTATCAGTGCATGATCTTCTTCCTGCGTGATATGGACAAGCTCCTTCGCGATCTGGTCGATGTGCTGTGCTGCACGATCATCATGCAGCATGTTGTCGATCTTGGTGATGACTGCTTTGCCGAACGTAGAGAACAACGGCAGCAATTTCGGTTTGGTGCGCCTCGTGTCGCGCAACACATTAAGCCGTACTTCAGTGCGGATGTTTCTCTGCAACACCCTGCCTGTCCGCACATCCTGTGCAGTCACCTTAGCGCTGCGTGCGATGATCTCCTTAGCCTTAGCCACGTCCGCTGCGGGGGTCTTGGTCTGCACCGCCGCCCGTTGGATGTCGGTAATGTCTTTGTGTGTGACAACGACCAGTTCGCGTGCGTCACTCACCGACAGACCGCGCAGATCGCTACGTGAGATATGCTTGTGTCGCACCAGTTCGTAAGCCGCAGCACAGGCAGCCGCTGCCGGTGTCATTTGGGTTCCGTTTACAACTCCACCGGCCTTGTGCGGCTGGGTCCAGCCCAGAAGCCTAGCAATATCAGCCGGTTGGGTCGGTTTTCCGTCGATCGACGGAAAAAACTGTACCGCACCCTCCCATGTATTCAGCATGATCAGAAAATCGCTGTTGTAGTCCTCGCCATTCTCCCGGCCCATGAACTTGATCATGTCCTGGTCAGACAACGCACCGAGAATAACCGGTACCGAAGACAAACCAGAACGACGGGCAGCCTCGATGCGGTGGTGGCCGAATGCAAGCTCGACCCGCTGGCCCTTGGGGCGGGCGATCACGCCGGCCCAGAACCCCACATCCTTAATCGAACGTATAAGCTGTTCGATTTTGGGTTCGATCCAGGGATACGTCGCAAGGTTTCGATGCGGATTAGGGTCGATCAATGTCAGGTCTGTTTCAACAAGTTCATACGGCATGCACGTCTCTCCCGTTATGCGAGGTCTGCTGAGTTCCGTTTCGCCGGAGGGGGCCGCTTCAGAACGGCACCTCGTCATCGACCAGCCCGCCGGCATCAACGAGATCGTCCGGGAAATCCTCGGTGGCGGTGCGGCGGCCATCCAGCCTCTCGCCGTCGGTGCGGCAGATCTGCACGTTGTTGAGGCCGAAGCTGACCCCCTTGTTGCCGCTGTTGTGGTAGGCGAAGGGGTTCACCGTGGCGCGGGCCAGCTGCCCGGGCCACACGTCACCAGGGACCGTGATCTCACGCCGCTGCGCGTTCACCACCCCAGGCCGGTTGCTGGACCAGGGCGCGATGTAGATCCCGCCATCGATATCGTATCCTTTGTAACTTTTCTCCTGGGTGTTCCTGAAAGGCAGGCGAAGGCCCTTCACGAAATCCCGGTCGGATGCCTTGCCGGGTCCCCATTTGTCGTTGATGCACTCGGCAACCGCACGCTTCAGCGCGGCGAACTCAGGGGTGGCCTGCGCGGCCTTGTCGAACAGCAGGTTGATTGCAAAACAAGGCTCCCCGCCCTGTGCGCGCGGACGTGGCACGAACAGGACGGGGAAGCTGAGGATGCCGATTGGCGTGATGACGTTTGCCATTGTGAAGCAGGCTCCATCTAACGGGACACGGCGTCTCGCGACGCTGTTCCACCATGCCTTGCCCAAGGGCGGTGTAGCGGGCGCTGGCGTCAGGGTTCGTCACCGTCCGCCAGGACGAGGCTTGGATCGTCACCCGTGCGGGTCAGCTTGACCCCGCTGGAATGACGCTCGATCAACGGTTCTATGGTCTTCAGCCACCAATCGCGGGCGACCTTGTTGCGCAGGGCTTTCTCCATCTGCGCCGGGGTCATCGGCTCCTGCTTGATCAGCTGCACGGGGTTGAACCCTTTGGCGACCAGGGTGTTCAGCACCAGCTCGCTGTCGGTCCACCGGCGCACTGGGCGGGTGGGTTCGAGACCCCAGCCCGGGATGTGTTCCTGTGCCTTGGCACGTTCCAGCGCGTAGCTGCGCACCGCGTCAATCCAGCGTTCGGCACGCTCGGCGATGTCCAAGGCCGCCGCAAGTTCCTCGACGGTCTCCGGCAGCATGTGTTCGGCGAAATCCCGTGCGGCCATCTTGTTGGCATCCGCTGCCAGGGCGGGGCACGCCTGGGCCACCGGGCACCAGCGGCACCACGATCCCGGCACAAAGGGTGCCTGGGGGTCCATGCAATCCTGCACCGCAGGGATCAGCACGTCATCCACCCACATGAGCACGTCCAGCGTGGCCAGCGTCTGCTGGCGGATCTTGTCGTGGCCCAGCGTGTTCGGCTGAACCACCGTGATGGTCACCCTGTCGATCCGGGTCTTGACATCAGCAAGCGACCCTGCCGCGTAATACATGAGCTGCGGATTGTCGCGGACATCGACCACAACCCCTGCGCCGTTCTTGTAATCCACGATCTCCAGCGAATGCGTCACTGGAAACAGCAACTGGACATCCGTGGTGGCGAACAAGGGAACCGGCGGCTTGATCCCCCGATCGATCAGATACCCATCCAGCGACACACGATGCTCAACCCGCAAATCGCCGGCCCGCCGCGCGACATAGTTCAGCATCTCGTTGACACCATCGACCATGGTGTCATCCACCTCGATCTCGTGACCGTCCTGGGTGATGACCATGCCGTGCAGCTGAGGGTCGAGCTTCGCGTTCAACTGCTTCAGCGCCTGTTCGATCAGCATGTGCGCCACGGTGCCCCGCGCGGCGTGTATGCTGCGGCGTGGGGGGATCTTGTCCCCCACCTCTGCGATCAGCCGGAAGCTCGCCGGGCAGTTGGCCCAGCGATGCATGCTGGAGGCACCGAGGGCGCTATGCTGCGGGCTGGTCACTCACGCCCTCCGCCAATGCCGCGTCGATCATCTCCTGCCAGATCTCTTCCGGTTCGGCATCCACGTAGCTTGCCTCTGCGTTGACGATCATGGCTTCGGTCGGCTCGCGCATGGTCGTGATCGCTATGCGCGCGATCCGTCGCCATTCGGTCTTCAGACGATCATCGACATAGGCGGGCCATTCATACTTGCCGGGGACACCATGGTTGTACAGCGCGATGGCAACACGCTCGATGAGACCCAGATTGTTCATGCGCGCATCCCTAGTTTCTGCTGCAACGCGATGACCTCTTTCAGGAAGCGGTGGCCGTCTTTCGGCAAGATGTCAGTGAACTTCGCAACCCCCCACCGCTGCTGCATTTCCTTCACGGGACCACGATGGCCCTGCGCGTAGATCTCACGGGTTCCGCCCAGCGCCTGCTCAAGGGCTTCGCCGTCCGTCAGCGAGGGCTGCGCGAGGCCCAGGGCATCTTCGTCATCGGGGTCCGGGGGACCAGCCACGTCCTTCGGCTCATCCTCGTCGGCGAGGACAAGCCCGCCACCGTTGGGTGCGGGCGGGGTTTTGGCCGGCCGGCCCCGGGGGCGAGGCGTTGCGGCCGGCGACGGGGACGGTTCCGCTGGTGGCTTCGGGGCTGCCGGTGGTGACGCCACTGGGCCTGCCAGCCCATCCACTACCTGCGTGGTCCCCGACGCATGATCCAGGTTCTCAAGCAGCATCCCCAGCTGGCTGCTCAGCTGTCTCGCCCGGATAATGTCTCCAGGCACCTCGCTGTCCGCGATGATCGTCACCTCGAACTTCATTTCCCATTTCCCCTCTTCGTCTTAGGTCATAGAGCTGCGCAACCTCTTCAGCCTTGCGTCTGAAACTGCGCATGATGTTTTCATCAATCGTTCCTGGGACGTATAAAAAGCTGGCCAGCACACTGTCGTGCTGACCCAGGCGGTGCGCGCGATCGATCGCTTGGCTGTTCTGGCCGGGCACCCATGACGGCTCCAGGATGGCCACCTCGTTCGCGGCGGTCAGGGTCAAGGCTGTCCCGCACGCCAGGATCTGTCCCACCAGCACACGCACGGTGGGCCGTGTCTGAAACAAATGCTCGGCGTTCTGCCGTCCGACCGGGCTGGTCTCGCCGGTGATGATCACCGCGTCAAACCCGGCCAGCCTGCGGTGCAGCTGGTACAGCACGTCCAGATGCCAGCCGAACACGAGCATCTTGTTCACGCCGCAGCCCAGGCGTTCGTTGATCCAGGCCGCAGCGGCGTTCACCTTCATCTCGCCGATCTGCCGGCGGATGGTGGACAGGCTCTCACCCGTGGTCGGCTGGGTGAAGACATCGTGCTGTTCGTAGCGATCGACGGCGCCTTCCAGAAGTATAGTGAGACGCCGGACCTCTTCGCCGCTGGGGGTGATCCGATCCTCGGGGGCCACATCCAGCGGCACGTCCTGGGCCACCAGACGTTCTAGCTCGGGCAGCACATCGATCTTGCGGCGCCGCAGCACGAACGGCCCGACCTTGTGACGCATTTCGCTCTGGTTCCGCGATCCGATGATCTGCTTGCCCCAGGGGGTGGGTTTGGCCTGCGTGTAGCGATCCTCGAATTCGGCCTGGGTCTCCATATGCTGGCCCCCGCCCGCCCGGGCCACCATCAGCGTGGCGGGCCAGAACGTCCGGCAGTGCTGGTAAATCTCGCCCAGATGATTGGGGGTCGGCGTGCCGGTCAGCAGGATCACCCAGCGACACGAGTTTTGCAGGCCGCTGTCAGTTCCCTGCTTGCCGTACAGAACCTCCGTTCGCTTCGAGGCGTTCTTGAGGTAGTGGGCCTCATCGACCACCAGGAGGTCCCAGCCCCGTCTGGCCAGCGCGGTGGCCCAGCCGGTCGCATGCATGACGAGAGTATCGTAGCTGATGATGACGATCGCATCGGGATCATCCAGCAGTTCCCGGGTGCGGTGCTGGCTGGGGCTGATCCCCGGCTCCACGACAACCACGCAGCTCCGCAGGGCGGGGAACCAGCGCTGGATCTCGTTGCGCCACACATGCCGCGCCCCGGCCGGGCACACGATCAGGGTCCGTCTGGCCTTCAGACGGTGCCGGGCCTCCAGCGTCTGCCGCGTCTTGCCCAGACCTGGATCGTCGCACAGCAAGGCAGCACGCTGGCCGGTCTGGCTTAAACGGCGGACCAGCCAATCCGCACCCTCGTCCTGGTAGGGACGCAACTGGCCGTTCGGCAAAGGGACCGCTGTGTTCACGACGTGCTGGGACACCCTTTCGCCGCGAGAACGGCACAGGATTGCAATTAACAGGGCACCTCGTCGGGTGGGTCTGCACGTCAGGTGTCGCTGAAATATTTATGCCCCGGTTCACGCCCTGTCAAACCCATAAACGGCAAACACAACAAATTTCTCAGATGTTATGCTCAGCCCCGTACAACGCGATCAATGCCGCCTCGGACCGCCCCTCGTCTCGCACGCGCGAGAACTCATTGGCACACGAAGGAAACAATCGCGCGGCGACCGCACGGCTGGCGCTCTTATCGGATCGCAGACCGTAGACACTCTTCCACTGCTGTGGACGCACCAAGCGCAGGGGCACGCCCTTGCCGGTGATAACGCCGCGTACCATGCCGAAGCCCATGCCGAAGGTGAATGTAGACACAACACCCTGTTTGGGCATCGCGTGGACCAGCTCCACCCATGCTGTCTCGGGGTCCAGCCTGCTCACCATGTCGGCGAGCAAACCTTCAGATATTTGCTTGTGTTTTCCGGATTTCACGATCGGCATATCGAGCGTGATCAAGATGCCCATATCGCTGTCCCACAGCGCCAGCGCACCATTCAGACCGGGGTCAACCCCGAGAACCCTCATGGTAAATCCTGGAAAACCGGATCATCGTCGCTCACCATGCATGTGAGAGGATCGAGCCGGCAATTTTCTTTCATCAGATACAATATGGGGGCCTGCCACTGCTGGCTGATCGCCTGCCGCTGCTGCCACATCTGTACCGTGGCGTATTGCAGGGGCGTTTTCGGAAAAGCCTTGCGCAGAGCCTGGAAAACGCCCTTCGGTCCGCCCAGCCGCTCGAAGCAGAACGCTACGTCGATCCTGACCATCAACCCCGCCTGTGGACGTTTTGTCCGTGTGCAACCCACAATGGCTGCGCCATAGCACAACACGCGCCTGTGGATAAGACGTTTTTCCGTGATCACGTTTCCGTGAGCAGGAGGGGAGACGTTTCATACATCAGCGACGGAGGATAAATTTGCAACCCTACAAATTTGTTAACAAATTTATCACAACAGATTGTTGTGTGTGTGTCCTGTCAGTGCTACACAGCAAACGCCCTGGGGCAACAAAGGACACAACAATCTGTGCGAGAAAATCAAATGCAAGCTTCAACCCCTGCCAAACGAAAGCCGATCGTCAAGGCTGCTGCGGCCAAGGCCACGCCGCCACCCGCTTTGATGACCCTCGATCAATCCCGTGAAGAGCAGCTCAAAATCTTTGGTGAGAAAATCCACGCCGCCATGCTGCGCAAACAAATGAACGTCTCGGATCTGGCAAGAGCCATCTGGGGAACCGTGACCGACTATCGAGGATTTGTGGTCGCCAAGAACCGCGACAGAGCGGGTTTCTACGTACAGGGAAAATCCTATCCGAACGAAGAGAACCTCAAGAAACTGGCCCACGCGCTCGACCTCGACGTTGAAGAGCTTCGCGTCGAAAAGCCCGCGTTCATCGTGCATAAGAAAGCCGAGAACCCCAACATGAAGCTGACAGTTATGGCTTCTGAGCCGAACAAAGCCCTGCTGGAAATCAACCTTCTCCTGCCGACAAAAGGTGCTCTAGAGGTGCTCGAACTGGTCAACAGATTTATCGGCCGCAATCTAGCAGCCGAGACGGTCGTCGGCGTGACCCCTCCGACGATTTCGTAAAAAGATTTGCGGCTGATCACGCAACGCGAAGCCGCCGCTCTTTTGCGGTGCTCCGTGCATCATGTGGCCAAGCTTCGGAAGAAAGGCGCTTTCGCGTTTCTTCCGGGACGCCCCATCCTCATCCTTGAAGAGGCCCTGTCACAATGGATCTGCAACACCGCACAGCAGGCGCAGGACCGCTGCCTGTTGAGCAAACCCCCGTCACCCGCACCGCACGGCTCAAACAGCACCCCGGCACCGGCGTCTGGAGCATCTATTATAGTGAGCCGAACCCGAAGGGGGGCGGCTGGCGCAGCCGCACCATCAGCACTCGAACGACGGACCGCCTTGCGGCGAACACGGAGCTGAACCGGTTCCTGCGCAACGAGGCCACGCTGACCCGGCAGGCCCAGGTGGACCAGTACTCGGTCGGCGAGCTGATCCGCTACTACATCGACAACCACGCCTCCCGGAAGGGCGAGACCGCGTGGCTGTGTTTCAGGCCGATCATCGACGCGCTCGGGCATATGGCCCCCGCCGCGCTGACCCCCGACGTGATCAACGCCTATCGCCGCACTCGCCGGGTGAAGGACGGCACAGTGCGTCGCGAGCTGGGCGCCCTGACGGCGGCGTTCAACTACTGCAAGCGGCACAACCTGATCACGACCACGCCCGGGATCGATCTGCCACCGACCTCGCAAGCGAGGCTGGTGTATATGGACGAGGACCAGGAGCGAGCCTTCTGGGACGCCGCGATGACCTGGGAAGGCAGCAAGGGATCAGGCCGGCGGATACGCCTGTTCGTGGCCCTGGCACTGGAGACGGCGGCGCGGGCCGAGGCCATCCTGGAACTGACCTGGGATCGGGTGGATTTCCGCCGGGGGCTGATCGATTACCGGACCCCCGGCCGCCCCGTGGGCAAGAAACGCCGCACGGTGGTGCCCATCAGCGACCGTCTGCTGCCGGTCCTGCAAGCCGCCGCCGAAGGCCAGCCGGCGACCGCGCGTGTGATCGGCCGGGGTGCCATCCGCAAAGCCTGGAGCACCTTCACCGAAGCGATCGGCATGCCCTGGGTGACACCGCATGTGTGCCGGCACACCTGGGCCACCATGGCCGCGCATGATGGCGTGAGCCTGCTCCAGATCGCGCAGATCCTGGGCGACACGGAGGAAACCGTGGCCCGTAACTACATCCATTTCCAGCCCAGCCAGCTGCGCCATGTCGTCAACCGGAGAAAGTATCCGTCATGACCCCAAAGACGAAACTCGTCCTGACCATCGCCGGTGCGGTGATCGCCGCGCCGGTCATCGCTGTTATCGTCGCCGAGATCTTCATGACCTTCGCCGACGCCTTCAGGGACACAGCGGCATCCTCCCCCACCGATATTGAATGGATCATCGGATGGATGGCGGTCGCGGTGCTCTATTGGGCGTTCTTCACCGGGCGGCTACGCTGGCTGTGGAAGAAGGTGGAGACATGAGCGACGAACACATCCGTAAAGCCCATTGAGGGAGGGAACCTTGGCCTGGTACGCCAGAGCGGACGAGGTATCCGAGATCACTGACGCGGTTCCGATCCCGCTAAGCGGACGGCGCTCCAAGTACCCACTCGACCAACTCGCCGTGGGTGACAGTTTCACCTGCCCGTCGATCCGCCGGGCTTCCATCCGCACCTGCATTTGCATGGTACGCAAAGAGTACCCGGAACGTAAGTTCACTGTCCGCCACGAAAGCCTCGATCGCATCCGCATCTGGCGGACAAGCTAAAGGAGTGTGACTGACACGCATTGGGCCGGCGCCCCTGTCACAAGACGCCGGCCCGCCTGCCGTGCCACCCCTGTTCTGACCAGGGGGATAGCGCCCCGGCCCCCTCACAAGGAGGGGCCGATCCGCACGCCAAGATAATCACACACAACGGATTGCACAAGGTAACGGTGGGTGTAGGCTCCTTGCCCGTCGTTGAACTGTCACACCAAGCGCACGGCAATCAAACGGCGGGAACCGTTCCACACCTGCACAGGAGCACCCCGGCGTCATGGACCTGGACAACCAGACCTTCCTGGAAACCTTGTTTGGCGACCTCTGGCCAGAGGTACATGTCTGCGCCATCCCCGGCGATCCGGCCGCCAAGGATCTGCCCAAATGGTACTGGTCGGGGGGACAGGCCCGGCACATGCTGCCCCACTGCCTGCCTGACACGAACAACTATTACACGGTCAGCCTGTTCGCCGGTGAGCGCCAGGAGATCAACTTCCGGGCCTTGCACGTGCTGGGCGTGGATGATGTTGGCCCCAAGCTGGCCCCCGCGAAGGTGCGCGAGCTGACAGGTCGTCAACCGGATTACATCATCGAGACCTCGCAGGGCAACGAGCAGTGGGGCTACAGGATCACCCCGCCTTTGGTGAACGGCGACGTGGCCAAGCGGCTGATCCATGATTTCCGGATCGCGCTGACCGGCGAGACGGGCACGGACCCCGGCATGGAAGGGGTCAACCGGTATCTGCGCCTGCCGGTCGGGGTCAACGCCAAGCCCTCGGCCAAAGCCTGGAAGATGGTGGTCAAGCATTGGGCGGGGTGAGGCGCCATGCCCCTCGCACCGGACGACCTTGCCGCGCTGGCCCGCGCCCTCGGCAAGCCTGACGACACCTACCAGGATGGACCCCCCGGGCCACCGGGGGATGCCTCGAAGGCCCAGCCGCCGGGGGCCGGGCCGACGACCGAGGCCATGCTCAAGGACCCTCTCCTGCGGGCGCTCTCGGATCTCGGGCTGGTGCAGGGCGGGCCGCGCACCTGCCCCATGGGGCGGGCCTTCGACATCACCTGCCCCTGGATCAACGAGCACACCGGGCGTGCCTCCAGCGGCACGGTGTATGTGCCGCTGCGCACCAAGTTCAAATGCCAGCACGGGCATTGCGACCATCGCACGCATGAGCATCTGCGCCTCAAGGTGGAGGAACTCCTGCGCGCCGACAGTGGCGGGCTGCAAGGGCTGGTCCACTACGAGTTCGATGAGGTGGACCCCGCAAGCCTGCCTGTCCCCCCGATCGACGCGAGCAGCCCGACCACACGATTTTTCACCGACACGATCTACCTGAAGGGCGAGACCCGACGGAAGTTCTGGTCGGTCAGCCATCGCGTCCAGATGGACGACGATGCGCTCAGCGTGCAGTGGCGGGTGGTCCTGCACGACGTGCTGCCGGATGACCCCCGCGCGCCGGCCAACCGGCCGCGCAAGATGACCCCGGGCCAATGGTACAGGGTGCATGGCCGCCGGCGGGAGGCCGATGGCTGGATCAGCTGGCCGGGTGGGGACATCCTCCACCAGCGGCATGGCCAGATCCTGGTGAACACCTGGGTGGAACCCAACGGGTTGCGCCGGGTGGCCCAGCCGGTAGCGGACGATGCCGTACGCCCTTGGCTCATGCTGGTCCACCATGTGCTGGGCTGCGACACGATGGATGAGGCCGAGAACCTGGAACTCACCCTGGACTGGCTGGCCATGATCGCCGCGTCCTGGATCAAACCCGGCTGGCACGTGCTGATCACCGGCCCCCAGGGGCTGGGCAAGGATATCATCGTGATACCGCTGATCCGCGCGCTGGGGGACATGGCATCCGAGATCGCCGGGGGTGATGTCGGGACCCCGTTCAATCCCTGGGCGCAATCGCGGTTCCTTCAGGTCAACGAGATGCGCCAGACCACGCGGGCCAGCTCGACGCCGCACGATCAGATGAACACGCTCAAGCTGTGGGACAACACGCGCGATTGCGTGTGGATCAACGAGAAGGGCCGGCCGCGCTTCGAGGCGCGCAATGTCTTCGCCATGTGGATCACCTCCAACGAGGCCATGCCCTTGAAGCTGGACCCCAATGACCGGCGGTTCATGGTGTTCGACCGATTGCTCACGCCGGTGCGCAAGGATCTGATCCGGGATTACCTCGACTGGCTGGACGACGAGGACCCCGTCGCCGGGGGGTTCCAGGGCTGGGAGCTGGTCCACGCATGGCTGGTCCAGCGCTGGGCCGCGATGGCGCCCTACCGCAAGCAGGCCCTCACGGGCCGCGCCCCGATGACGCAGGCCAAGGCCGACATGATCGACGCCGACGTGGATGAGGTGGAAGCCTGGATGCAGCGCGGCGTGGACGCCGGGGCGCCGGCCCCCGAGGCGTGGCCGGATCTGGTGTGGCCCCTGTGGGTGCATGAAAGGCTGGTCCACGCCGTCAGGGGCGGGCATGAAGGGCTGGGACCGCGCACACATATTGTTGGGTTAAGCCAGATTGGGCAGTATTTAGCGAAAATCGGGGCCGTCCGATTAAATGATGGAAAACCGATTTTTGTCCACGGACGCCGGACGCGGTTGTGGGCCGTGCGCAACAGTTCGTTGTATGAGGGCTTAAACACCACAAAACTACAGATTGTTGCGGAAAAAACGGCGCCCGGTCGGTACACACCTGATTTTGACGCATAGTGTGTACAGGGTCTGTACAGAGGGTGTGTACAGATAAGGAAGCCTTTCAGAACAAGGGGTTAGGTATTTTTTTGTACAGATGTACACACGTACGCGCGTTTTTAGGGAAATGGATAGAGAAAAGTAGAGAGAGATGTGCTGAAGCCAATGTGGAAGGGTGTGTACAGGTGTGTGTGTGTTCCGTTGTGTGTGCTGCCACGCCCTTGAAGGTCATCACGCCCTTGAAGGTCATCACGCCCTTGGGTCATGCCGGGCCGAGGGCGCCGCGCCCGGCGACCGCGCGGCTGGGGCGGCGGGGCGGGCGCCCTGCCAGCCTGCGGGGCTGGCAGGGCTGGCAGGGTGCTAGGGCTTCAGGATGTCAGCCGGCTTGCGATCCAGCTGGCCCTGTAGCTCTTCAATCGTCTGCACGGTCTGGGCACGCTTCGCAGGGTCCGGCTCCACCCGTTCCACGCGCAACCGCATGATGGTCAGGAACTCCCATATGAACCGACGGGCATGGCTCCGCTCGGGGTTCCACGGATAGGGCTTAGGGCGGCGTGGCGGTGCTGTTGTCCAAGGATGCCGGGCCATGTCAGTTGGCTCCGCCCCTGCCTGTGGCGTCTTCCAGCATGTCCACCAGCACGCCTAGGCCGGTCCCGGCCAGCTGGGTGAGGTCTGCCACGTTCACGCTGTAACGGGGCGGGAATGCCTCCACCACGCTCGGGCATGCCATGCCGATCCCGACAACCTCCACGCCAAGCCCCCCGGCGATTGCACAGGCGGAGCGTACCGCTTCCGGTCCGTAATCACACTCGCCGTCGGTCAGAACAAGCATGATGCGACGCGAGGCATAGGGCACCTCTTCCGCCATCATGCGCGCCGCGCCTATCACGGCGGGTGCCAGGGCGGTACTGGTTTCTCCCGTGACATGCGCCAGGGTAACTGCCCGGTCATGCATGCTGGCCTCCCAAGGCTTCACAATGCCCAGCGCCGCACCCGTCCCTGTGTCATTGGTATAAAACGCTGCGATCAGAAGCTTTGCGTTGGCGGCTTCGGCCGCAACGCCGATATGCCATGCGGCGGTTTGCGCGACATAGGCACGGGTTATGCCTGATTGGTGGTTGATCTGGATGTCCATACTGCCAGAGCCGTCAATGAGTATCATCAAGGCGGTATTGATCCCCGGCGTGTCATCGCGACGCGAGAAGACATCCATGGCGCCCGTCCCCATGCGGACCAAGGCACGGCGATCAAGCCGGCCGCTGGTCTCGTGGTGCGTCACCCGATGGATTTCGTCTGAGACCAGCAGGCGGGATATCTGGCCATGCAGGATAGAGTTGTTTGGTAGCCTGCCCGCGATGCCGGCTGTCAGCCGGGCACGGAACGGCTCCCGGCCGGCTTCTTTTGTGGCGTCGAAGCTTTGACACACCGCTGTAGGTAGCAGGGCGGCAGCGGTGTTGCGCATGTCGGCCGGTTCCGGAGCGTCGGGGTTACGCTGCATCACCCGGTCTGTCAGATCTCCCAGATCCATCTCGCCGGTCGCGGCCGGCTCTGTCCTGCTACCCTGGCCACTCTGGCCACTCTGGCCGTCCTGGCCGTCCTGAGAGGCGCCCTCGCCTTCATCGCCGTCCTGGCCGTCCTGAGGGGTCCCCTCGCCTTCATCGCCGTCCTGGCTGTCCTGGCTGTCCTGGCCGTCCTGAGAGGCGCCCTCGCCTTCATCGCCGTCCTGGCCGTCCTGAGAGGCGCCCTCGCCTTCATCGCCGTCCTGCTGGGGCTGCTGGGGCTGCTGGGGCTGCTGGGGCTGCTGTAGTGCTTGCTCCATCTGGCAGAGTTCACGCGCCAGCCGCAGCACGTCCAGCGTGCTGCGGCATTGGCGGATGCCAGCCAGGGCATGGGCCACCAGCTGGGCAACATCGGGGGACATGCTGGCGCGTAGGTTGTGCGCCGTGGGGACGGGGTACTTGTTGGCCATCCTGCCCAGTACCAACGCGCAATAGGGCGCGTCGGCTACAGCGGCGCCAATGGTCCGGCCTTGCTTCGCGGTTGCCTGCAATGCCTCGAAATGGTGCTTGTCCACCAGAGATGACAGCAGGTTGCGAAGGTTGGGATAGTGCCCCGCCCGGATCTCTTTTGCTTCAATCCGGACATCTTCCAGAGCATTGACCCACTGGCGGACACGGGACCCAGATGACACGGCGGCTTGCCATGCTGGCCATGAGGTATGCAGAACGTGACAGCACTCGTGCGCGATGTATCCCACGATCTGGTCACCTTCCGGCCGTGTCAGCTGTACGTCTGCTGGCAGGGTTGGCAGGGACATGTTCACCCATTTCGGCGACCATGCGACGCTGGCGGTCCGGCCGCCATTGGTGTCCAGCTTGATCTGCTGGGCAGTCCAGCCGCCACGCTGGATCAGGATCTTTGCCACAGTCTCTTGCGCGGCGGTAATTACATCCATGTAGACAGGCATTGTGACAGGTTCCTTTTTCTTCTCAAACAGCGGTGAAATCGCGCGCGGCATCGCGCCCGGCGATCGTGGGGTTATCGTCCACAGGGTCCGGTGTCGCAGGCGTGTTCACCGTGGCAGCAAGGGGATTGAGCGCCCGCCCTATGGCGGACATGTCATAGCCAAGCATGCACTGTTGGCGGATGGCCTCCACGTCCTGGGCCTTGGCGCCGTTCAATACAGCCCCACGGAATGCATCAGCAGGGTCAACGCCATCGGTCAACAGTTCAGCCCATGAGATGAGCCGGCGGAAGCTTATCCCTTCGGTCAGAACGGCGTTGGCGGCGCTGGCGCGTGTCGTATCGGCGCAATCCACCAGCAAGGCTGCCAGTTCTTTCGTGCAACCCGTGTAGCCCACCAGTGCGCGGATCTCTTGGTCACGTGGCAGATAGGAAAAATCCACAATCACGCCGAAACGATCCATGTACGCCGTATTGATCGTGTTGGTATCGGTATAGCCCCGCCGGCCCCCGCCTCCCGTGCCATTGGTATTGTCGGCCGCGACGAACAAAACACCCTGGGCCACAGGCACGCGCAAGCCGGTTTCAGCGTGCCATAATACCCGATTGGCCAGCATGTTTTGCATGACCATCAGAGCGCCCGGCCGGGCCACGGAAGGCTCGTCAATCAGGACAACGCAACCCGGCGTACGGATCGCACGGGTCAGCTGGCCGTCCTGCCAGCGTGTCCCCCCGCCAGCCTCGGGTATGGTCATGCCCACCAGTGTCGCGGCATCGGTGCCATTGTCGCAGGAGATGACGGCAAGCGGCCGGCCGCAACGCGCGGCAAGCTGGGTGGCCCACTCGGTTTTCCCTGTCCCCTTCGGGCCGAACAAAAACACGTTACGCTTCCGCGCGATCTGGGTCAGTGCCATTTTGGTGGCCACATCGGGAAAAATATACCGCTTGTTGACCTCCGGCGTGTCAGGGTGCGCGCCATCCCATAGGCGCGTGACACGCTGGCCCAGCGGTCCCTTAACGCCAAACAGTTCAGCCCATGTCTTGTCTGTATTGGTGGGCTTGGCGCAGATCACCGGCGCGGCATTTCCCTTGCTGTCAACAGGGATTTCAACGCGGATCTCTTGCACGATAGGCGGCTTGCGCGCCTCACGGACCAGTTCGCGCAATCTTTTGTCCAAAGCAACAAAGCCGCCCTGGCCCACCAGCCGCGCGATATCGCTAACCTCGCGATCGATGGCGGTTTCTTCCGCGTCCGTTTTGGTATCCGTTACGGTGTCGGGGGACAGATCCACTCCATTATCCGGCGCGTCTTCTGTATCCATTGGCGTATATACTCCGGTATGGCCAGCGTGCAGACCAGCCAGCGCATCGCGTTCGATCTGGGCCACGTCCAGGCCCAGCTTAACGGCGATCTCGCGCAGCTGGGGGACAGAAAAGTTGGAGATGTGGCGGCCCCTCGGGCCACCAGGGGCGCGGCGCAAAGCGGCCTTCAAGGCTGCTTTCACCGCATGTGAGGGTGCGGTCATAGGTGACAGGTTCCTAGTGTTGTGACAGGTTCAGGCACGGCAAACGCACAACAAT